GGAACTTGGGATGCTGCTTCTGGTGGAACAGGACCACTTTATTCTCTAAGCAAGGGTATATTCTTGTCCCCATATGGGTTGACAGGATATAATGATTTAGGTTTATCTGGAGCATCGGCGGCTTATCAAATATTGGGTACTGCTGATGCAGCAGACTGGAATAACCAAGGTTCTTATTGGGTAATTTATCCACACCCCAACAGCAGAGAAATAAGTGATATAGCGGCAGGAATTTCTTTTTCCTCAGTAAAAATGCATCCCTTTTTCTATATTGATATTGGTGGAAATACCGCAGGTGTTATTACTGAATTTACCACAAGGCCGTCAGCATAGGTGTTATAGATATAATGTCCAAAGAGAGGAAATAAATGGCAGCAACAGGCGACAATTCAATATTTAAAACAAGTCTAAGAAGAAATGTAGTTGGTTCTTTTCTAGGCAGTTTTGATTATCAGTCTACTGACAAATATTTTCTCAGTGTTGGAGGAATAAGTGGATGGACCGGCGGACAAACCTTTGGTTCCATTAATGATACTCGGGCCGCCGATATTGAATTTTGGCGAAATATTGTTGGAATAAAACAAATTGATTTCAACAGTGTATATCATATGGCAAAAAAGTATGTTTGGACTTCCGGCACCATTTACACGGAATACGACCATACAATAGACATGGCGGATACAGACTATTATGTAATGAATAGTGAATATAATGTATATAAATGCATAAGCAATAATGAAAACACCACTTCTGCTGTTGAGCCAACAGGAATAAAAACACAAGGGATAATGTACACTTCTGATGGATATATTTGGAAGTATATGTTTACTATTCCTGAACCCCATCGATATTATATTGATGATGAGTATATTCCTGTTGCTAAATTAACTGCAAGAGGAACTTCTCCACAATCTCAGAATCAGTGGTCTGCACAAAAAAATGCTGTGAATGGTAGTATTGATTATATTAAATTAAATACAGTAAATGGAAATTATCTAAGTGCTGTAGTTTTGCCACACAATCCAAGTGTAAATATAGTAAGAAATTCTTCGGCTGCTGGTGCAACTGCTATTGATCTCTCAGCCAAACATGTACAAACTACTGGCGATTACACTGGTTTAGTTATTAATATTACTAGTGGAGATGGTGCAGGGCAAAGAAGGCTCATTGCAGGATATACTGGCGATACAAATAATGTAAATTTTGCTACTCCCCTCACAAAAGCCGTTCCAAAAAATAGTACATATGAAATTGCTCCTGCGGTAACCATATATGGAGATGGAGTTTCTGCCGAAGCATTTGTTGACCTTTATGATTATAGTGACGGGGACGCATCAAGAAAACAAGTTAAAAATATTATTATTACTAATTCTGGTAAAGATTATTCTACAGCAACTCTTGAATTTTCGCCGATTGCAATTACTACAAATACTACTGGTAGTGTATATGCTGATGCTACACCACGAATATCTCCAGAAGGTGGTCATGGATTTGATGCAGTACGAGAATTAAATGCTACAGCATTATTAGTAGTGGTAAATATAGACCAAGATGAAGATAATAATTTCTTCTTAGCAAATGAAGTAAGACAATATGGAATTATTAAAAATCCTATTCTTAATGATGCAGATTCTCAATATTTAAATGCAGATGGAAAACCATATAGAATTGCCGGAGCAGAGACAACATTAAGCACCATATTAGAAATAACTACTGCTACTACAGGAGCATTTCTTCCAGAAACTATGTACACTGTTGGTAAATATATTATTGGTAAAAAATCAAAAGCGACAGGTAAAATTGAAGAATGGAGTCCTTCTTTAAATGGTAATCACGGGCAATTAATAATAAGTAACTTACAGGGTAATTTTGAACCACCAGTAGATGCTGGTGGAACAGGAGAAGGTGTTTTAGAATTTAGTCAAGAAGCAAATGTTTGGGAATTTAGTCTAGGCGCAGGAAAGGCGGCTGTTGCTGGTTTTGATAAAGTATATAAAAATACTCCCCCCTCCTACAATTGTACTTGGTCATTAGGAGTATCTGCTGGTTCAGGATTAGATTCAAGTACTTTCCCCGTTGATGTTGGAGTTACTGGCGGAAGTGCAGCATCCTTGGTTGGCTGTACAGCGTGTACAACTGGACTTTGTTTAGATTGGGTAGTAAATGATGCAGGAACAGGAGGAACTTTGGTAGTAACAGATGCAATTGGAACATTTAATACTGGTGATTCTATTGGAAGTTTTTCAACTGCTTCGCCCAATTCTTATATAAATACTGTAACTCCGCCAGAAATATACTCACAGAGTGGCGAAATATTGTACGCACAAAACATGAAACCAGTTTTGAAAGACGACGAACAACGAGAACAATATCAGGTAATTCTGAAATTCTAAAGGCTTACATTAAATGACATTAGATAAAAGCAAATTTAATCTTAATCCCTATTATGATGACTTTGATGAAGCAAAAAAGTTTCTTCAGGTTCTATTTAAGCCTGGCTATTCAGTACAAGCAAGAGAATTAACACAACTACAAACGATTCTTAGTAATCAAATTGGGAGAATGGCAGACCATATCTTTGAAAATGGAGATGTAATTCAAGGTGCTGGTATTACAGAGAGAAGTGTTGTTTGGTTTAGATTAGATAATACTCCTACCAGTGATAATATGACAATGGCTATTGATGACCTTATTGGTTATGACCTTTATTATGACCATACTGTTCTAAATACCAATTCTGGCGGCGAAGATGGTGAGGCAGGAACATCTACTAGAATTGTAGGGAAAGTTCTTCATACATTAGAAGCAACGGCTGGCGACCCATATAGAATTGTTTTTGTCGAAGTAACAAAAGACACCAAAGACGAATCTGTTCCATTCCCCATAAACCAAACTGAAATTTCTTGCTCAAACCCAAATATAAATGTTAACCTTTCAGTTTTAAATGGAGCAGATACAACAGGTACTAGTGATACTCTTGATGCGGCTGGTGCTAGAGGTACGGCAATATTAGTATCCATAGAACAAGGACTGTTTTATGTTGATGGTTATTTTGTAATGAATGATGCTCAAACTATTCCAATTTTTGAAACAGTTTCAGATATAAGAGTATTTACACCAGCAGACAGGACAGTTTCTGTTGGTTTTAGTATCGAGAGAGATATCGAAACTGCCAACACAGATACTTCTTTAAGAGACCCCTCACAAGGTTCATATAATTACAACGCTCCTGGCGGAGACAGATTCTTAATTAATCTAAAGATTAAACAAATTCCCTATATTTTTGATGAACTAGGATACAGAACAGTCTTTGATACTGAAAACTATTTTGAATGGGCAAGAATTATCAAGGGTCAAACTTTTAAGAAATTAAAGTATCCTGAATATGCCCAACTAGAAGAAACACTTGCAAGAAGAACATACGATGAATCTGGTCACTATACTGTAGTTCCATTTGATTTTAAACCAGAAAAATATGATGAAGTGTGGGACCCACTAACTGGAGATGCAGGAAATCCAAGACCAGACCATTACAATTATTGTGCGTGTGGTATAGAAACAGGAAAAGCATATGTTCGTGGTTATGAATTTGAATTACAAAACACCGAACACTTACTTGGTAAAAAAGCAAGAACAACAAAAACGGTAAATGATGCTGTAGTTGATATTGATGTTGGAAACTATGTTTTAGTTGAACACAACTTTGATGGTGTAGAACCACTTTTCCGTAGTGACGGTGCTATGGTAGAAAACACAATGAATCTTGTTGGTGGTTCACCAGAACCTGAATATAAGAAAATAAATCTTTCTTTTGTGGGTGCCAATGGTGAAATGATTCCAGTTGGTTGTGCTAGAATTGTTCAAATTGCACTGCACTCAATTGATGAAGGACCAACCAATGTCGGTAGTCTTTATAGAATTTACTTGAGTGATGTTGTCTTTGGCACGGCCGCAGGGTTTGATGCTAGTTCAGACCTACTGACTATGAAAGATGTAATCTTTATCTCTGACCCAATATCAGGAAAGAAACTATTTAACCTTTATATTCCCGATGGTCAAGAACAAAATGATGGTATTGAAGATAAAAGACAGCAACAATTAATCTTTAAACTGCCAGGCGGAGGTGCAATTAAAGAAGTAACCGGTCTTGATTACCACATTCAAAGAGACTTTGAATTAAATTTCACCGATGGAGACTCAGATGGAGTTTGGACAGCAACCGCATCATCACCACCAAATACAGAATTCTTAGGTTCAAATAACAATGATGGTGTTCTCGACGACCTTGCTAATACCCAAGAATATATTGTATCCATTGATGGCTATCTTTTCGATATGAGTCCAAACTCTACTGGTACTTATGGTGGAAACTCAGTAGCAATGCAAGGAGGAAACCAGTCAGTTGAACTGCGTCTTACCCCTCCGGCCGGCACATCTTGGACAGGAACCAAAAAAGGTTATCTTGTTACTACCTTAAGAATTAATGCAGATGATGAAGTGATTGGAAATAAAGAGCAAACTATCAGAAAGAAAGTGCTTAAGAGAAAAACTATAACCATTACCAACACTTCTAATGCCGATGGTTCCCCCACAATGTGGAATTCAAGAATTGAGAATGGATGGGGAATTAATCTTGGTTATCCCGATGTTCTTCGTTTGGAAAAAGTAGAAGGAATTGGAGATGGTAAAGATTACACAAATGACTTCGATTTTTACAATGGTCAAAATCTGAATCTTTATGACCACGCTTATATGCATCTTGAGACAGGATTTGTTGGAGGCACTGCTGGTATACAAGGAGCATGGACAGACCCAGGCGCAGGATTTAAATGTACCTTCCTTTACTTTGACCATCAAACTTGGGGAGATGGTGATGACCATACAGACTACTCTACTTTGAAATATCCATTAGTTGCAAACTCATATGTACACGGCGATCACGAAATTACAGAGTTTGAAAACGGTGACGGTATAACTGCAAACTTCGGCGGAACTTCTGATGCGGGTTCACACGGTTATCATACACCAGCCTCACTAGCCACATTTGGAATGATTCCTCCATTCATCGATAAAACAGGCAAGGGTGGTATTAATCTGAACGATGCCCTCGACTTCCGCCCAATTAAAGTTGGAAAGTGGGACGAAAATCATAGTGAATATGGTAAGATTAGAGGAGTATGGACTCCGTTAGATGGACGCTTATCTTATGCAGATTTTGTCCATTATATTGGAAGAATTGATACACTTGTTCTTACAAGAAATAGAGAATTTAAACTACTTACGGGAATTCCTGCGGCAGAACCTCAAGTACCTACACATGACCCAGAAAATGAAATGGCAATTTTTAATCTTTCCTGGCCTGCATTTACTTATAGTTGTGATGATATAAGTGCAGAGGTAATTGACAACCAAAGATATACTATGTCAGATATTGGAAAACTCGACGAACGAATTACAGAACTCGAAGAAACATCAGAGGAATCAGAACTTGAGAATGAAGGTAAACAAGAAGCGACACAATATGGAACTCAGTTTACAAATGTAATACAAACTGATAATTTTGAAAATATTATTTCTTCTGATATTATGGCAAAGGAGTATAGTGTTTCCATTAATCCCGCAGAAGGATATATCCGCCCTGCACACTCAGATATGAATGTGAATTTGTTCAAACATAGTCTTCGGACATCATCTGACGGAATTACTTCATCCTCTGATAATCTGTGGTATCTAACTCCAAGTGCAAATCCAGTTTCAACCGTAAGTAACCTTACTGGAAATACTGCAATTTATCCAAACCCATTCTCAAAGACAAACTGGATGGGCGATTTAAAAATGTCACCTTCTGGTGATGACTGGTTTGCAATGCACAAAACTAGTAAAAGAGTAAAACGCAAGAAAACATATTATGTAACTAAAACTGTGCCAGGCAAGGCAGTGGGATACCCAGGCCACGCTCTGGCCAATTATCACGGTAAAGGAAAGTATTTACATAAATTCTTCCCACGCGGGAACGTCGCAGGTGCAGCCTCTACGATACCGAGCGGGTTCGGTTCGTGGGCCGTCTATCAGTCAAAGCGAGATGCTTGGGTTCGTCAGTATTCGGCTTCAAAATGGCCCTTTAGTGGTTGGCAGAAACAGACAAAGGGATATAAGATGTGCCACACCGCATATGGTTGCATCCACAAGTGGAATGCCAAACGAACATACAAGAATAAGAAAAAGAGGATCAAAAAAACCAAAACTATTTGGAAAACTATTAGCAAGAGTATAAAAGAAAGAGTCCGACCAAAGGAAATCACTCTTACTGCTACACACATGAAACCCAATACAAGATTTTGGGTATTCATTGATGGAAAGAGACTTGGAGAAAATACACAAAAATCTTGGGGATATATTGTATCGGGTTCAAGTACAATGCGTACTGACGCACAAGGTAATGCTTCTGTTAAGATTCAAATTCCCAAGGACAACCCACACCACGAAGGCGACCTATTAATTCGTTTATGTGATAATAAATTAAATGTTGCATCTCTTACCACAACTTGTGCAGAAGCATTCTTTGTTATTGGTGGTGTTGGTAAACAATCTTATGCTAATATTAAGAGTACTCGACCCATTAGAGCAAAGAGAGATACAGTAACCAAAGAAAGAATTGTACAAGATGCAAGTACCTTTAGTAAAGGTCAACTTCTAACTGATGTTGCAGATTACTTTGATCCGCTTGCACAGATATTTGAAATTGACGAAGAAGCATATGGATCAGGTATTTTTGCAACAAGCATTGATTTGTTCTTCCGAGAAATTGACGGCGACCAACTAGACGATAATAATACTGGTGACCCGTTACCATTCAGTGTTGAACTTCGCCCATTGTTAAACGACCAACCACACCCAACTACCGCAGTTCCTCTTTCATTTACTACTATGTCTACTGGTATGCTTTCTAACAAACAAGGACCAAATATTTCTAAACATAGTAGGTTTACTTTCGCTTCTCCTGTTTATCTTACCGCTGGTAGATATGCTCTAATATGCAAGACAAACAGTACGAACTATGCCCTATGGGGAACCCAATATGGTTCTGCTGGAATAAGCCACGACGGAACATCAACTCAAAGTGATGTTGAAAAACAACCATATGTCGGAAATCTCTATCTACCACAAAATAATGGTTCAAGGTGGAAGAACACACAACAGTCTATTATGTTCAGATTGAATAGAGCAAAATTCCCAACAGGAACCACACCAGTTCTATATCTTGAAGGTGCTACAGCAGATGCTATAAATCAACACGGCTTTACTGTAGGTACTCCCGACTTCCACGAAGTTACAATTTTGTCTCAAGATATGGTAATACCAAATACTGAAATTAAGTACTACCTCAACACTGATAGTGGTGAACAGAAAGAACTTCAACCATTTTTGGATATGGAACTTCCAACAAGAAATACATTCGATTTACCTAATCAATTTGTTGATCCAGAACAAAGAGCATTGCACGAAGCAACTCTTACTACATCAGATGAAAACTTAACTCCTATTGTTGATATGGACAGATTAAGCACAGTTCTTACTCGACTAGAATTCTCAAATAGTACCGAGAATGAACTTATAGCAAAATCACCAATTATATACGAAACTCCAGTTGCAAGATATATCGCAAAGGTTATTAACTGTGGACACGAAGCAAATATCGTAAGACTTTCTTTCGACGCAGCAAGAAAAGAAGGGACATCATTTAAATGTTATACAAGATGTTCTACTGTTGATGACACATCAATTTTCGATAAACCTTGGGTAGAAATGGACGAAGAAATTACAAACGCGGCAATGCCTTCTGATACTGACGAATACTATCAGCAAAGATTCTATTATGTTAAAGGTGTAGGTTTTACAGATTTCCAAGTTAAGATTGTCTTGACTGGAGACCCACTTGTGTCAAAATGGTCACAAATCTCTAAACTAAAATCCTTTGCATTGTATGACCCAACCAAAGATACTACTATTGATGGAGTTGGTGAAGAGTATGCTGCTGAAGGTAACTATACAGACGAAGAAACAGGCGGTGAAGGATGAGGTATACTAGGATAGAAGGTGAACAACATTTATACAGAGACAATGTTTCTAATGCCATTGTAAATACAAATAGTAAAGAATATGAAGAGTTTAAATCAAAAGCCCGAGATAAAAATGAGATAAATACTCTGAGAGAAGAGATAGCAGAAATTAAATCTTTTCTTAAAGAATTGGTAAACAAGAAGGACTGATAAATGGCAAGTAGTCTCCATTATGTAACACCACTGCAACTTTCAGATACATTCAACGAATGGTTTCTGAGAAGCAACGATCTTATTGATGTTGTCAATAAGATTAATGTGTATAATGTCGAAAACGGTTGGGGTTTAGCCAGATATCGTAGTATCGATGGTACTACCGTTCTTCGTATTAATATTGGTCAACAAGAAAATGAATATGATGCGAGTGGTGGTGTTTCATCGGACTGGAGATATGGTCTTAGATTTATCGATGACGCAGGTACAACTGGAGCAGCAAACCCTGATGTATCAACATCCAGAAAAATTCTAACACTTGATTTTGAAAACTTACCAGGACCAAGTGGTGGTATTTCGGGTGCTTCTGTACTAGAGAACGACTGGTATGCCTTTGCATCTTCTGGCGGCACTGCACCCGTTCGTAGGATTGCCGCACAAGATATGCTTCCATACGGAATTAGTGGCGACCATAGATTTTATGGAGATATTTACTTTGATGGAACACGAACTGTAATCAATTCAACAGACCTCTATATTGATGACAAACAGATTTATATGGCAACAAGTAACACTGGTGATAGCACTGGTGGTTATCTCAATGATACAAATCTGGATGGTGCTGGTTTTATTATTCGTGGTGCTTCTGGTGATAAAGAATTTACATATAACTATACTACAGCAGTCGGTGGCAGAACATTTAGTTCATTCAAAACAAATGTAGATTTAGAACTTAGTTCTGTTTCAAAACTTATATCTGAAGATAAGAATTTAGATTTCTTCTCTTTGGTAGATGATGATTTAGATATTACTCTCAGTCAATTAAATGCTGAAAAAATATATTGGAAAATCAGAAAAAGCAAACAATCTGATTCTCAGGGAAGATTAATTTTCTTCCACGAAGATACTAGTACTGCTGCATCAAACACTGCACTAACTCTCTCTAAAGCAGGAACAGTTAAAATCGGAGAACTAGACGGTGGTATTACCATTGATGGTACTTTACACGAATCATCTTTCTCTTATCTACCTGCCGCATATTCTGTTCCGACAACAGGAAACAGTGGAGATAGTAATCTTCACTACAAATGGGCAAACCGAAAAACTGTAACACAAATAGCACACGGATTTTCTTCTGGTCAATGTTTACGCATATACCCATTGGGAACAACCTATGCCCATGCTAATTGGGAGTCAAAAGAAAATGCAGAGGTCATCTCTGTTGTAGAAGACCACGCCCCCGGCGGAAGTCATGACCAATTTACTGCTGTTTATGGTGGACTTGTAGATTTAAGTAGTTGGATACCGGCTGGATGGAGTTCTGGTGATGGAACAACTATGGAAAAAGGTCAGGTTTACTTCCTTTCGGGTGCTTCTGGTGGAATTACGGCTTCTCCGCCTGATGTTACTGGATTGATAAAGAAGCCAGTTTTACTAGCAGTTGACCAAAGAGAAGCATTGTTTGTTAACTATCTCGGGCACGAAGTATCAACAGGAAGTGTTGCCTCGGCGGTTACTGGAGATTATGCATTTTATGATACTGACAATGGTGGATATTTAACAAGAACTGCTACAATTCCAAACCAAGAATTTAAAAATAAAATTATTAATGGTAATTTTGAATTTTGGCAAAGAGCAGAACTAGACAAACTTGATGCTGTGGTTGGTGGTAGTACTGATGGTCAAGATTGGGATGGGACTACGGGTGCTAGGTTTATTAATGATGGTGGTACTATACAATATACCGCAGATATGTGGGCACTTGATACTAGATATGGCGGGATGCAGGCACAAGTTCAAAAAATAGGACACACTTCTGGTGTTGACCCAATAGGTAATAATTGGTTCACATCAGAAGCAAATGGTTCTTTTGCAAGAATATTAAATATTACTCCACTAACCGACAGCAAGTATACTAAGTTTACACACAGAATTGAAAATTGTACTACGCTTCAACCCGTTTCTGGTAGTGGATATGCAACAGTAAGTTATTATGCAAGGGGTGTATCAGCGGCCGCGGTGAGTAGTTGGCCACTAAGAGTTTCATTGTGGCAGGTATTTAATGGAAACAGTGGTCCTATGGATTCTACTGGCGACTATGGTGGTGGTGCAACAATGTGTCTTGGTGTGGTTGTAACTGATGATGTAGCAGGTACTGTCAGTGCTACTGGTGGGTCAAATGCTCTTGGTAGTAGTTGGACAAGAACATCACACACATATATTCTTAATGATTCTGCATCAATGACTGGCGGAGTTGCAGGTGCAGGAATATCTGCTGATTGGAGTTGGTTAGAACTTAGATTTGAACTTCCCTCTGAATTTGGATGCTCTGGTGGAGTAGACCTAGCAAGAGTACAAATTGAAGGTGGCAATGAAGTAACTGATTGGGATGAAAGACCTATTCAAGTCGAAGAACTTTTAACGAATAGATACTATCAGAAGCATTCAGTAGGACTTCAATCTTATGGTCTTAGTGCTGCGGCTGCTGGTGGACTTGGACAATTTAATATAACACCATATCCATATTATGATAATAGACCGGGTAATATTAATCTTGCAGGAAATTGTACAATTGCAACAGATATAATAACACCAGTAAGTGCTTCGGCAGCCGTAACGACAGACATTAAGGGTGCTACTGCTGGAATAGGATTTGATTGGGAAAGAACAGTCGCCCCGTTGGCTGGCGCCGCCGCAGCACAGGCAAAAACATTATCAACCTATCACTTTGACTTTAGCATTTACGACACTTAGGAGAACGATTTAAATGTATAGTGCATTTTCAGGACTAAACTCTGGCAACGCCGGAATCAAAAAGACCGTAAGACAAGCAAACTCTTTCGAGGTCGGTAATGTCGTTCGCCTAGATGGTACAGTTTATGTAAAGGCAATTGCAGATTCGTCTGCTAATGCTGAAGCCGTTGGTGTTATTGAAGCGTGTAATTCAAACTCCTTTACTGTAGTTTTTGCAGGTGAAATAAATCTCGGAAGTATTGATACTGGTGACGGAACAACATGGTTCCTTTCTGCAACTTTAGCAGGTGGTGTTGTTAGTACTGCACCATCAAACACAGGAACAATTCAAAAAGCAATTTATATTGGGACAGGAAACAACAGAGCAATTATTGTTAACTATCTCGGACTCATAAATGGATTGGAAGAGGGCGGAGATACTGTAAGTCTTGCTGGCGTTTCTCCAGTAGGACAAATCATACCATTTGCTGGACCAATTAATAATCTAGATAACGTCCCCGATGGATGGTTATTGTGTGATGGTACTCAATTCAGTAGCACAGAATATCCTGAACTTGCACTTCTACTTGGAAATTCTTATGGAGATACATCAGGAAATCTTTACCGATTACCTGACCTTAGAGGCAGAACTCCTCTGGGCGTAAACCAAGACAGTCAGGCAAGCGAAGCAAACACCGCACTCTCTACAAGAGTTCTTGGTGCTTCGGCTGGACTAGAAGAAGTCCAATTATCAACCAATGAAATGCCAAGTCACGCCCACACTGCTAGTTATCTAGGATTTGCAGATGAATATTCGGGATACCAGTATTGCGAGAACACAGTTGACGGTTGTGGCCCATTTTACGGTCCTTGTGCTGGCCAGCCCTCGGGGGACCCAGACACCTATAATACTGATGTCAACCCCAACTACAATGCGTCGTCAATACACATCGACGGCAGAGGTCCCATTCTTTCAAACGATTGGTGTTCGTGGACCAATACTGACGATTATGATTATGGCCTTCGCCAGGTCCCCAGCCTAGTTAATATCGAAGGTGGTGGCGCACCACACAATAATATGTCGCCCTATCTCGTAACAAACTGGTTGATTCGTGCAGACAGCAGAATGCCAGCAAAGATACTAACGGTAACAGTTCGTGGAATGGCAGATGTAGATGATGACAAGGGACTATACCGACCCAGTGGCGGTGTAATGGTGTGGAATTCTAGTAATGATGGCGTAACATTCGATGATGCTGAAGAGGGTGATGACAAATTTATTGTAACTCCCCTGTTGACTGACAGAAATGTTATTATTAATGGAAACTTTGAGTTATGGCAAAGAGGAACTTCAAAGGCAACAGTTAGCAATGGGGCTCATACATACCTCGCAGACCGTTTTACTT